GCTGAACGTAAAGTTCAGAGCGAAGCCCCTAAAGTTATCGAAGCTGATTTGGCTAACCCTAATTCAAAGACTTCTAAAGCACTTAGCAACTTCACTGATACACAAAGGAAGTACGGCTAATGAGACATTTAAACTTTGTAACGCTTGAGGGTAACGGTTTATCTTTTCAAGATGGTATGCTTATTCAAAAAGTCAAAGGCGGCTTTTCAAAGACTAGGCGTGACATTGTGGGCAGTCCTGTTGTGACTAATATAAGCCTTCAATTAAACTGGAAAGAGTATAATCAATGGGCAACGTTTTATGATATTTTAATTGACGGTGGAGCTGATATTTTCACAACTGATATGATGGTAGATCAATGGCTTGTTGAAAAACAAACGGTTCAGATAATATCAGACTGCAAAGTTAAATTTAAAGGTTTAACAGCTTTTGTTGATTTTCAGATAGAGATTAAGCGTCAAGATAATATAGAGGAAAGAAAGCTTATAGCTGAAATAATCTATACATACGGTGATGCTGAAACAGGTATTGCTGTAATGGCTTGTTTAGAGCAAATAGCTAATCTTGAATTTAATTACACAGATGCTAATTTTAGCACAGCTCGTATTCGCGGGGAAGGTCAAAGAAAGTTTAACTCTGAAGACGCTATTGATGTTACTAATGCTTTACAGCAAGTAGCCAACTATGAATTTTTGAGCGCTTAATATGTCCGGTCAAACTCCTATTCAATTTTATTTAAACGGCAAGCGTTCAGTTGCCGAACTTGAAACTGTTGAAATATCACACCCTGATTTTTCTAAAACTTATCGGTTTGTTCGTAATCATATGGACGGAATAAAAGCTGTTATAGAAAATGATGAATATGTTGAGTTTGAATATAGACCTGTTATTTTTGAGATATTAGGTTTTAAAGATGACCTGGATCAAAAAATAAACGTTTCTCTTGGAACTCTTGGGGAAGTTTTGCCAATGGAGCTTAAAAGACTTCGTGAAAATAACGGTTTTTTAATTAAGCCTAGTTTGATATATAGAACGTATGCTAGTGATAACTTAGATCACATTCTACAAGGCCCGATAAATTTACTTGCTACTGAATTTGTTTCGAGAGAAAAGGGAACTGGTATAACAGCTCAAGCCGAAAACATAAGTACGGCTAGAACTGGAGAAATATACGATCTTAACAGGTTCTTTATGTTAAGAGGTTTTATATAATGTCTTTTGCTGTAACTCCATATTTGTATAAAAAGTTTGATATTGAAAGCTATAATTGCTGGCATTTATTACTTGATTGCTTAAAAGAATATCACGATTTGACATATCCTGATTTTACCCCAACTGATTGTAAAAAGAAAAACTTAACTGAACAATTCACACCTGAAAGATTAAACCTTTTCGAGAAAATAAAACCTTCTAAAAAAGAAGATGGTGTTATTGCCTACATGACACACCCTATTTTAGTTCCTCATGTTGGTTTCTTTTTTGACGGCAAAATACTATCTATGAAGAAAACCGGCCCTACTTACGAAAGAGTTCACGAAGCTACACACGGCTTTAAGAAACTGGAATACTACCGATGCAAAAAGTAATATTAGGAACTAATGCGCTAGAGCCTAAAACATGGACTGAACACAGCGTTCTTTCTGTTGATGCTTTTTTGCGTGAAACTTTTCCACAAGGTTTGCCTGAAACAGCTCGTATTTATAAAGGTTCTGTAAATCTGTTAAACGATATTACCCCTAAGTGTGAAAAAGAAATAGAGTGCATGAACTCTGTTGATGAAACAGTTTATGTTGTTGTATATCCAGGTGATCCGATAACTATTATTGTTGCCGTTGTTGTAGCTGTCGTTTCAGTTGTCGCTTCTTTATTGTTGGCCCCTAAGATACCTAACGTTTCGCAGAGAAATAATCAAAACCAAAGTTCAAATAACGAACTTTCGTCAAGAGGTAATAAATCGAGAATTGGCGCTAGAATACCTGACATATTCGGACAAGTTAGATCGTACCCCGATTTAATAGCGGTTCCTTATAAAGTCTTTGTTGCAAATATTGAATACGAAACAACTTATATGTGTGTTGGCCGTGGAGAATATTTGATTGAAGATATTCGAGAAGGTAGTACGATTATGTCAACTATCCAAGGCTCTAAAGTAGCTTTTTACGGCCCTGACACTTCTCCTAATATTGGTACGGCGCAACTCGCGATAGGTTCTCCTATAGGTGATCCACTTCTTGATATTAAAAGAATTGAAGCCTTTAATGGACAAGTTCTCAAAGCTACAAATACCTCTAACCGAAGCTATTCAAGTTGGTTAAAATTCTCCAACAATGGAACCACACAAAAGCTTTTGATTGATCCTTCTGTTCTTAACACCGGTAGAAGTTACGGTTATTACGATTATGAATACGAAGATTATGAAGAAGACGATTATTACACAAACCCCATATTTAGCGCTGGCGATATTATCGAAATAACCGATGATCTTTACGCCGGTGTATATACAATTGGTTACGTTAATGGTGCTGAAATGCAACTGTTGAACGCAACTACTGTTAACTCAAACTGGTCTTCTCTGTCCGGCACTACCGCTCAAGACAATACAGCTACTGTGTCAAAACAAAACCCTGACGCTGTTGGAGAATATCTATCTGATAAAAAAGACGCCGACACTTTTATTGTAAATGTTGTAGCCTTGAATGGTTTATATAAAGAAGACGCGGATCGTCAAATTGCGGCAAGTATTCAATACCGCATAACCATAACGCCTGTTAATTTAAGCGATGTTGCAACCGGCCCCGCTGAAGTATTCACAAACACAATTCGCGGCTCCTCTAGTGAAAAAACTTCAATAGGCCAGACGTTTTATTGTAAGCCTTCATTTGTAGGCAGATGTAAAATATCAGCGGTTAGATTGACTGCTAACGATACAGCTTTTGATGGTAATGTTGTTGACGAAATAAAAATACGTGACGTTTATGCGGCTAAAAGAGTTGCCGATGGTGTTCATTTTGGAAATGTGACGACTGTTCATTCTCAAATAAAAGCAACAGATGGGGCTTTGGCGGTTAAAGATAGAAAACTATCAGCTCTTGTTACAAGAAAGCTACCCGTTAAATTATCAAATAACACTTTTGATGAAAACGATTTACAACCAACTCGAAGCTTTGCTGATATACTTTGCTTTAACGCTCTTGATCCTTTTATCGGCAGACGTTCAATTAATCAAATAGATGTTCAAAATATTTATGATACTGAACAGGAAATAATTGATTATTTTGAAGACACCGAAAACGCAATAGAAGGTGAAAATTTTACAAGATTTGCATATACTTTTGATGCCGATAATATGTCTTTTGAAGAAACGGCGTCTATTATCTGTGGAACTGTCCACGTCACGCCTTATAGAAAATGGAACTTGATAAAAACTATTTTTGAGCGTCAAGAGGATAACCCTTCAATGGTTTTTAGCCATAGAAATAAATTACCTGGAACCGAAACGCGAGCTTACAAATTTGGTATTTATAACGAACATGACGGGGTAGAATTAACTTACGTTTCACCTATCGATGATGCTTTGATGACTATTAAGGTTCCAAATGATTTAATTACAAATCCTAAGAAAGTTCAAACTGTCGGCGTTCGTAATTCAAGACAAGCTTATGTTCACGCTTGGAGAACTTGGAATAAGTTGATATACAATTATCTAAGCACTCAATTTGAAGCTACTGGCGAAGGTAATGTTCTTAAACGTCAAGATCATATACTTGTTTCCGATAATACCAACCCTGTTACTTTTGATGGTGAGATATTAGAACAGGCGGGTTTATCTTTGAAGCTTTCTCAAAATGTTGAACTTGAAGAAAACTTGACATATTATATAGCTGTTCAACATACAAATAGGACGGTTCAAATAGTTGAATGTTCAAGCTCCTCTATGGGTAAAAATTACGTTCAACTTGTAACGCCTTTGACTTTTAAATTAGCTTTTGAAGATGACTTATATTCAAGATCGGCGTTTAAAATATCAGAAGAAAGTTTAGTTTCGGTTGATAGATTTATTGTTAGTGAAAATAGAATTAATAGCAATATGTCCAGCGATGTTAAAGCTATTAATTACGATGCTCGTTATTACCAGAATGACAGTTTGAGCAATAATGCACCCGAACTTGATGTGAGTTCGCCTTTTGAGCCTGAACCGCCATATGTGCCGCCTACGCCAGAGCCAGAACCTGACCCTGTTCCCGATCAACCCGAACCCGATCCTACGCCAGAACCGGAGCCAGAGCCAGACCCGCCACCTTCTCCACCTGGACGC